TTCTATAGACTTTACGATTTCTTCCAATTTAGTATGTTCCAACATATACATTATCGTATGAGCTTTATCTTTGTCAGTTTCATCTTCAGATTTCAAATAAACAGTCAAGGATGGATTTTTTGGTTCACTAGATAAAGACAAAATTTCTTCAATACGAGGAACACCACGAGTTACATTCGATTTAGACGCAACTCCGGCAAAATGAAAAGTGTCGAAAAGCGCAAGACCATTATAGATGTTGAAAGTTCGAGTGTCAAAAATTGTTAAGTCATACGCATAATTTGTAGTATTAGGTACTTCTTCAATATTTTTAATTTTATCAAATAAAACATCTACATAATCACTCGTATTTCTTTCTTTTAATTCAACTTCTCCGTCGATTTCATCTGGAATAATAGTATTTTTTCTATGTATTTCATATTGATACTCATGTTTTAATAGTTCTATTAATTTTTCTTGCTTGTATACTAATTTAATATTTAATTTACTAGCAAATTCATAGATTTGTCCTCCTTTTATTTCAAGGTTATATAGTTGTTTTATATTCAAACTACCTCTATTATTTGTTTCTTGTTTTTTATATTTGGTTATGTAACTATATACATTTAAAATATTCAATATTTGTTGAACATCCATTAATAATTCTTTGGATACAGACGACATTGAAATAATTTTTGATTTTGTATCTACACATCCATCACCGCCAATATAAGCATCTAAAAATCCCAATAAACATTCTTTATTCGAAAATATTATCTTGTCTGAAACAAATTTATTATGACTTAATTTTCCACATAAACTATCCAATAATCTACATAAAACAGTATTGTATATTCTCAAATCTTGACTTGTCCATCCTTCTTGGTTTTTATTTTCTGTTTTAAATATTTTTGTTGTAATATTCCACTTTTCACATAATTCTTGAATAGGTTTAAAATATTCTGTATCATTATTCGCAATAGATATTTGAAATCGTGTCATACATCCTTCGGCAGCATAAGCACCCAATAAATATCCAAAGTTATAGTCAAGAGGAATCATTTCAGGAATTGTATAATTATTCATATTGGTTTGTAATGTATATACACATCCTTCCACAAATTCTGTTTTACTTTTACAACCATTTCTCAATTTTCCATTTATTTTGGCAACAAAACTATCACTGCGATTATATGGTAAAGTAAACGTTGATCCTTGATGTTTTAACCACCACCTATGTTCATTCATTACTTTTTTGGCTTTTTCAACTTCTGAAGTATAAATATATTCTGATGGTGGAAGAATTGTCTTTAAATCTAACGTAGTTGAATCTTTGAAATCAATTTGTTTCTTGGATACAGGTAAATAATCTCCTACTTTTAAACTATCTCCGTCTACAGGTATAATCTTTCCATTTACTAATTTCAAAAACGATTTTGCTTTTGTAGCAACTACTTCACGTTCTTCTTCCGTTGTAATTTTCAACATCGTATTTGTTCCATCTTTATTTATAACTGGATGTCTTGTAACTGCTTCAATTCTCTTCCATAATATATTTCCATCTTCGTCACAAGAAGGAATTTCAAAATAATCATCTACTTCAGCGTATGTAGTATCTTTATCTTTATAATATTCTGTCTTTGTCGCTTCTTTTATTTTCTTTTCAATAAATTCTCCAATCTGGATTTTTTTGATTTCTCCTTCACGATTTCTTACGATAATTGGTGTCTCAAATGTTACAGAATTCAATGTATTATGAACGATCACACCATAATCCGTCATAAAAGTTTGATTTCCAGGAACAGTAAAATCATACACAAACGTTGACTGCTCGGGTGTCGATATTTCAATATTTACAATTTCATCCCAAATCACATCTGATGACACAGCTTGTTCTAGAATTTTTATTTCATTCTGAATCTTGTAAGAATCTGGGTGAGATTTAAATACTTTTATATATTTTTCTAATGTTCGTCTTCCAATACTTTTTATATTTTTATGCTTGTAATGTCCATAAGTGCGACTTTGTCCAGGTAAAGCAAGTGTTTTACCACAATGAGCTACGATATCTTCCAAACCATTAATTTTATCTATTTGATCAGGAACTATTTTCAGACTTTCTCTTTCTAGATAATTAATCATTTCTTCTAATTTTTCAGAATGTAATAAACTTCCAATTTTTTCTTTATAAACAACACTGAATTTTGGTGAAATATTCAAGTTATAAATAGAAGAACCTCTTGTATAATTTTCTTTGATAACTCCAAATATATCAAAATAATTCAATAGTAAAGCAATGTCTTTAATCAACTGTTTACTTCTACTACAAACCCTAATTTGATGATGATCTTTGTCATTTTGAATATTTCCATCACCGTCAAAATATGCTTGAATTAGACCAGCTTTGAATTCATTTGGTGCTGTAAAAGCGAAATTAGGAACTCTTTTTACAAATGATCCTGTACCACATTCGGATAATAAAAGTTTAGCTAGTTCTTTATAGTTGAATTTAGAACATGTACTTGGTCCATATTCACATTCTCTAGTATTTACTCTTATATTTTTATTACATAATTCCGCGAATTTAGTGGTATTTTGAATAAATTGTTCTGAAATATTTGTTATACAAATTTCATAATGATTTACATTTCCTTCTGCTAAATAAGCTCCAATAAACCAACCAAATAAATAATCTAATTTAAAGGTTTCGTCTCCAATCTTTAACGAATCTTGAATAAAGTCATTGCTGATATGTTTAGTAACTGGTATTCTCATTCCAATATTCATATTAGCTCCAGTTATTGGCACTACTTTTTGTAACTTGTCACATCTAATTAAATGAGAATGACTAGTTGTAGTTTCCACTATTCTTCCACTTCTAGTTGTTACTTTCATTACTTGTCCATTTACTGGATGACGACTTATATGACTTATCTTGTTCCAATTCGTTTTTTCATCTTCTGAAACACCAATAATGTAATATTCATGTTCTAATTTATCTAATAATGTTTCGCTACTATTAACATGTCCAGTATTAAATGTAAATTCTGGAATTTGCTCCATCAAACTATCAATAAAAGGTCCAATTTCTACAGATAATAATTCTGAAAAATTTGTCGTCTTAGATTTTTTTATAATTTTTAATTTCTCTGACGATAAGCTCGACATTTGTGTCGAGACTTCACCAATACTTTGACCTGCTATTAATCCAACCATTTCACCAGGTGTTATCACTGCTTTTTTATAATTAATGATAATAGTGTCTAATAGTAGTGTCAAGGCATTTTTATTGAATCTTTTTACAATTAATAAATCTTTCGGAGACAAATAATAATAATAAAGTGTCTTGAATAAATTAGTTGGTTTCACATAATAAATTTGTTCTAATTTACTATAACTTTCTTCTATCATTTTAAATGCTTCATATGGTGTGATATCTACTAAAGAACTACTAGTAATGCTACATTGCCCTTGAATATTTCCAATAATATACTGAAAAGCCACAGGACACTGAACGGAACTATCTCCTTTTTTCTTGAATACATTTTCAATTATTTCACCTCTTAATTCAATCATATTTTCCGTAATATTCTTACATAACTCGTTGAATTCATTGAATTGCTTCTTGTATCTTGTCATCGTATTTTTCAAAAATATTTGATTCAATGTTTTTGTCTTGGTAGCGTCTCCTGGTACATTATAATGAGCGTAGATATCTTGAACACTCATGGTTACCAAAGGTAAAAACTGATTTTCTACTTTTGTCGGATCGATACCATCATCTCCATAAGCAAATTGAACAATTTTATTTTTGTTGGTACGGACCGTCATATCATAACTTACCATTAAATCTTCGAGTCCCTTGATTAATCGTCTCTGAATATATCCTGTACTTGACGTTTTTACAGCAGTATCAATCAGACCTATTCTACCACCCATAGCATGGAAGAATAATTCTTGTGGTGACAATCCATTGATATAAGAACTTTCTACAAAACCACGAGCTGCCGGCGAGTCGTCAAATTTCGTAAAATGAGGTAGTGTTCTATGTTCAAATCCATAAGGAATGCGTTTTCCATCCACATTCTGTTGACCTAAACAGGAAATCATAAAGGAAATATTCAGATCACTGCCTTTGGAACCAGCATTTACCATAGTAACAAAACGATTTCCTTTACTTAAACTTTTCAATCCAACTTTACCTGATTCCGATGTCGCTTGATTCAATATATTATTTACACGTGTTTCAAATTCTTCTTCGTTTGTTTTACCTGTATTGTTTTCAAAAACACCCACTTGTGTTTGTTCAATTAGATTTTTCACGTCTTTTTTCTTTTCCGTGATAATTTGAATAATAGACTGATTGGTTTTTTCATTGGATATTAAATCACTAATTCCTACACTAAAAGAACTTGTTTTCATGTATTCTGTCACTATATTCTGAAGATTATCGATAAAATCAGAAGATGCCATATATCCAAAATCATTACATATTCTTTGAATAAGACCTTTCGATCCAGCACCTAGTACACCTTTATCAATATGTCCTCGAATATAGTCTCCGTTTTTTATTTCAATCATATTATTCGATGTTTTTGTATCATCTTTATCTTCCACAAACATTTTATTTTTATATTTTAATGATAATGGTGGAATAATTTGAGATAGTATATCGAAATTTGTAATTATTTCTCCTCCATTTTTAAAGAGTGCCTTGGGATTTATTTTATCAAACATCATCAGTAAATTCATAGCATCTCTTGGTGTGAAGGTTATATTTTCTCGTGAAAACTGGAATGACCCAAGCATGGAATCCTGAAATATACCAATAATAGAGGCATTATTGGCTGGACTAATTATTTGATATGGCACGGCTGCCAAATTTCTTAGTTCCGATTCGGATTCTGGATCTTGGGGCATGTGAAGATTCATCTCCATGAAATCCCTAAGGTTTCCCAAAGGGCCAGACTATACCTTAAGCTTTATCAGGTTGGTTAAACCATCATATAAAACCCATAACCATCTAGTCGTTGAACCTTCTCCATACTCTATCATAGCGAGGTTAGGAGCTTGGCTGCGGATTACCCATTTCATACTTAACAGTATTCATCCATTACTTTTTTACCATTGGGTTCGGCAATTAACCGAGTTCTTCAAAAATGTTTCCACTAATGAATGGTAGTATTGGCTTTAGGTGACTTCCCGTCAATTTGGTCATGTTGCCATTGATAACTCTTTTATATTTTTTAAAAATTCAAATGCTCTTAATTTATTTTCTTCTAATGATATTAATGATGTTGTAAATTCTAATTCTTTATTTGGAGGTATTTTAGAATCTGAAATAATAATATCTTTTAACCTAATTCTCCAACCACATTGTATTTTATTTCTATACTTTGGAGTAATATAAATGTTATAATCATCTTTTATATTTAGATTATATTTCATAATTCGTTCTACCCTTTTATCTAGTAATGAATTCATTAATCCTGAAGATATATTTTTTCTAAATTCTAGAGATGGACAAAATGATTTACATCCTGTTGTTAAATTATATCCATTTGGGGTTAAAGAATTATGTTTTATAATTTCTTCAGATTCTAACATATTAGCATTTTCTAAACTACAATTATCTAATAATTGTAAAGTAAAGTTCTTTACATCATATTTTTTAATAGCATTGTTTAAATGATGACAACTATATTTAGTATTATTGTTACCTAATGCTTCTTGAATATGTGTTTGAAATCTTCCTTTTGTTCCATGAGGAACAAATTTATTATTTTTGCGAATATGTGAAACTGCTTGTCCAATATATATTTTATTGTTTATAACATTGGTTATTTTATAAATTTCAACCCATCTTTGTTTTTCATCATATATTATTTCATTTTTTAATTCTAGATTTATTATCATTTATATTATATTATTATATTTAATAGCATTTTATATTTAAATTATTTTTTAAGAGTTATATATGACTAGGGAGTAGCACGCTTTTAACGCTCCCTGTTGAGGACAAGATGACTTTTATCCCCGTCAAAATCGGCATTGTACGGTTTTGTGTCAGCGACATTCATTCGAAACGTATCACCTTTGCTCATAATACGAGCAATATGACACATCATTGACATTCTATGAAGAGTAGGTTGTCTGTTAAACAAAATAGCATCTCCATTCATCATATGACGATGAACAATATCTCCATCTTCCAAGATAATAGAATTCTTATCTACATATCTCAAAGTGATAGATTCTCCATTTTTCTTTTCCAAAATCTTTGCTCCAGGATAAATATCTGGTCCATTCTGAACTAGTTTCATCAAGAAAGCCTTATTCATTTTATTCACAACTTCAGGTTTTGTGATATTTTTAGCGACTTTCATTGGAATACCAAGTTCACGAATAGAAATATTTGGATCAGCTGTAATTACAGAACGAGC